TGCAAGACCATGTTGAAGAAACGCTTCACCCCGAACCCTGACTCCAGGGCTGCGGCATGAACAGCGGAGAGACTCTCCGCCACACCATTGATCCCCAGACCCAGTTCCTGCATCCGTTCGGCAAAGACCTCTGCCATCTCGACATTAGTCGTCCCCAGAAGGCGTGCATACGTCAAGGTTGCGGCCGTAGCATCCCGAAGGGCTGCCATTTGCTCTCGGCCCTTTCCTGCGGACTCACCCAGTTCCTTGAGGGTCACACCCGCCTTGCCAAAAGCCCCCCAGATTTCCAAAGTATCCTTGGCAGTTGTACCCCAAAGGGCATTGAACCCAAATTCGGTGGCCTGCTTTCGCAGCTTGTCCAACCCACCCCCAAGAGTCCCGAATGCCTGGTTGATCTCCCCCGCAGTTGCACCGCCCTCCAACAGGGTCCGGTTCAATTCCTTGGCCTTACTGTCTACAGCAACCAGAACCGCCGCCAGAGCCCCTACGGCAGCAACAATGCCCCCAAGAGCCATAACCAAAGGCCCAAGCCCGGACATTAGCTTACCCAACCCCGATTCGGCCCCACCAAGAAGACCCCCAAGAGGACCACCTCGGGAAGCACCCTTCTCCTGCATCAAGGCGCCTCGCCCGGACATCCCCTTGCCCAGGCCCTTGAAGATGTTGGCAAACCCACCTGATTTCAGGTCGTCGAAGGCTTTGCCAATACCCTCAGAGAACTCCTCCACCGCCTCGGATCGGGTACGCGAAGCCAACCGTTCAGCTTCTTCTGTTGCGGATTTCCGCCGCCTGATGACCTTCTCGTTGGCAACCCTTTCAAACTTCAGACGTGAATCCAGACCTTTCTGGCGACGGGCCTCCTCATTCCGAATGCCCTCCAGGGTCTTCTTCTCCTGTTTACTCAGCCCCCCCTTCCGGAGCCTCAACTCCGCCTCAAACGCTTTCTTCATAGAGGACTCGTACAGGTCCACGGAGTCCTGAAACTTCTTCGTGAACCCCTTCAGGGAAGCTGCCCCCACTCCGGTCTCAACAGCACCTGCTACCGTCTTATTGAACTCAGCGTGGATTTTGTTCCGAGCCTTCTTGAAACCCTCAACCAAGGAATCATCAACAGGCAGGTCGATGTTGGCCTTCCGTGCTGCTTCCTGAAGAGCCTTGACGAACCCATCCGTCTTGGCAGAGACATCAATGGTCAAGGTGAGCATGTCATTGACGGACATCGGTTACTCCCTTCCCCCACCGAAGGCAGGATTTCGACCCTTGATCAACTGGTTCAACGTCCGGGTGTCCACGTCGGAGTCAGCGTTCGGGTCCACCACATTCTGCCCGGACACTTGGAGGTCCCCCGTCGTCACTGCCCCTTCTGCCAGGTACTTCTGGTACAGCCGGTCAGCATTGGGTGCTGCCGGGATGTAGGTCACACCCTGACGCCCGAACCCTCCCCGGTCGTGCAACATCCGTTGAAGCTGGTCCGCCGTGAGTGCCAGGAGAGGCTGCGGCCGGAAACCTTCCTGCTGGGCTGCCACCTCGATACGGTCCCTCTCCATCTGCAACGCAAGCTGCCGGGCTGCTCTATTGGCCTTCTCCTGCTCGAACTGGTTTCGGATGCGGGTCTTGTAGTCCTCCACCACCCGGTCGTGAAGGTCGGCATCCCCAGTGACCCATCGCCGCATCTCGTCTTCGAGATCCTCTACGGACTTGACGGACAGGCGATGGGATACACCTTCAACCTGAGACTCACCCTTGGGGTCTACGATACCAAACTTGCTATAGTAGAAGGTGTCCAGGATCTTCTGCCGGCGTTCCTGGACCTCCTGTGCCCGTTGCCGATCCCGGTCATCGAGCTTGCGAATACCCTTGGGGGAGTTCCCAGAAGCCACCAGCTTGGCGGTCTCCCAGTTGTGATCCATCTCCGTCTTCAGGTCCTCGTACTGGTTGAACGCCACCCACATCTGCTGCACTCGGTTCAGACCCAGCCGGTCAGCCCCAGGCACTCCTGAGTAAGCTACTTTTCGGTTGAAGGCGACCCAACGGTATCGGGAGTCCTGTTCATAGCTGTAAGGGACCACAGCATCCGTGGCCTTCTGCACACGGGAAAACAACCCGAGAAGAACCCAGAACAACCGAGTAACTGCCGGATCAGGCAGGTACCTCAGTGTGCGTGCCACCAACGGTACAGTGCTGTCCTCACCCAGAATGCAGACCCCGTCTACCATCCAGACGGATGTCGCCAGCGCCCAGACCCGCCACTCCATATCCGAAGTACCGTGCGCCCGGGACCGGAGCATGAACAGGTCCCCTGGGGACAGGGACCGGATCTGGAGAGTGATCCCTGCCACCGTGACTGCGTGCGTCAAGAACCCGGGCGATAGGAGAGCCTCCACATCCTCGTAGAAGCGGACCCGCTGCGCGTAAGTGGTCTTCGGCAGGATCACCCCGGACACCTCCTATCAGGGACGCGGCGGGGGGCGGAACCGAGGGTTCACCGCTCCCGTCGTAGCAGGGTTGACGACCTTCGGGTCCGTTCGAGCCCGGGCAGCCGGGACATCCAGGGATTGAGCCGGGAGAGCGAAGACCGGAATCCCGTCCTTCGTCGGCTCCAGTTCCGTTGCCGGGGCTCCCACATCCAAGGCATGTGTCTCTGCCTCAGCAGCGGATGCTGCCAGGTGCGGGGGCACCCTCCGGGACTGCATCTGGGGATGGACCCTCTCCAGAACCGAGCCCTCATCCATTGGCGGGGCACCCCTCGCCGCCCGACGACGCATCTCCAAAATGCGGAGGTGCTCGGCCTCCATCGCGGCATTCGCGGAGTCATCATCATCCGCGTTGATGAAGGAGGAGTCCGCCCGGGGAGGAACCGGGAGGGGTTGGGCCTGCTCAGGCAACTCCGCCGGGGGAACCGCCTGCTGAGGGATGATCGAGCCCGTCCGACGAGCCGGGGGTGGTACAGGAGCAGGGGCAGAGACCACCGGAGCAGAAGGAGCAGCCTCTTCCTGGAGCGTGGGCTTCAAGGCTTCAGCCACCCTAGCAGGGGCCTCGCCATGCTCCACAACAGACGCCATCCTGTGTGCGAACACTTCCTGACGCCCCTTGTCCGCCTCGGCTTCCTTGCGTGCCTTCAGTTCCGTGATCCGGTCCTCCAGACGTTCAATCTCTGCATCCACGTCCGAAGGCTCGTACTTGATCGCCTGGTCGGCTTTGGCCTCAACCTGCCCCGAAAGCTCGCTGTACTTGCGGAAGGCCCGAGTAAGAACCGCACGGGACCACCGGGATACCAGACTCCGAATAGCCTTGACCCTGGGAACCCTGATTTCAACCCCGGACTCCGTCTTCTCCCCCGTGGACACGTAGTCCACGTTACGAAAATCCATGCCCCCAACTTGCACAATGGCGTGAGACAAACAGGCGATACGGAAGCGGTCGAGGTAGTCCACCGCGTTGTTGGGGTCCTCCGTCTCGGCGGAGAGAGCCTCGGAAGCATACCGTTGGACCTCCAGTTCTTCCTGGGGCATGAGTACGCGGAAAGTCACCTGAGTGACGCCGAGGTCGAATGTCAGTTCGCCCTGACCAATCTCTTCGATAGGTGCAAGTGCCTGTTCCAGAGCCTTGAAGTCGATCTGCATCTGCGTGTTCCCCTCTCATCTCAGGGAATCAGGCAGTGGCACCTCTGGACAGCGCAAGCGGGCTTGATCCGGTTCTGACCCATCATCATCCGTTGAACCATCCCCCAGGGGGAGGGAGTCAGACCAAGCAAGGGCTATCGCATCTATCCGTAGGTCCGTAGAGGGCCACCGGCTGTTCCGTGGTTGCATCAACCATCCCCCACATGGGGGAGGATCTTCTTCACCCTACCCCAGAAACGGTCACCCGATGATGAACTGCGACTGGGCTGCTCCACCCGTGATGTCACCACCCGCCTGGTTCGGCGTCGCCGACCCGATCTTGCCGAAGCGGATCGAGCCCAACTGACCGATGGTCGGGTCGTTGCCCGTTGCCAGGAACTCACCGTACATCGTAGCGAAGTCATGCACGTCGGAGATCGTCACGTCCCCGGTCTCCATGATGAGCCCCGAGTCCTTGGCGAAGGTTGCCGACCAGGTGTTGAACCAGCACGCCTCGTAGATGGTGATGAGTGCCGAGTGCCCACGAGTGCTGTCCGTGGGCGAGGCAGAGTCGCTGCCACTTCCTGCCTGACCGAAGTCCGGGGTCACCTTCGGGTAAGTGATCTGCTTGGTGCCACCACTGAAGAAACCCGAGGTACCCTGCTTGCCCACGTTGGCAACGCCCAGATCGTAGTCCGCCAGGGATGAGAAGACCAGTTGCATCTCGATGTCGAACGGCCACCGATGGTGGGCGAGCGACCGAACGGGTCCGTCCACGCCAGAGGCATAGCCCGTTGCCTGCCACAGGTTGCAGAGGTACAGGAGCGCCCGCTCGAAGCTGCCCGTCGTGGGCTCCGTCACGGACGGAACCAACTCGGCGATGTGATCGCCGAAGCCCACGCCACGAACGTTGTCGATGGTGCGGCTCTGGGACGGGTTGAACGAACTGACCACTCCCGTCTGGTGCATCGCTGCGTTGTTGCCGTAGTGCGGGGTGAGCAGACGCACCTTCTGGCTCACCGCAGTGCGGGTGTTCGGGCTGGTGCCCATCTCGTACAGGTACGAAGAACCACCCAAGCCATTTGCGGGGGTCTTGTCGGTGTTCGGCATGTCTCGTCTCCCTCACGGTACGGGCAGGGATGCACCTGCACCCCCTCGTCGTCCTATCTCTCCCCGGGTATAGAAGCCCTATCGAGCCGGAAACTGGACTTGACTTTGGACCCCAGGTAGGCTCTCTGGCAGCGTTATGGGGGCACGACATGAACAGGAAGCTCACCGCCGAGACCGCCCAATCCATCCTGAACCGGGTCGCCTCCGGTGAAGCCCAGAAGGACCTCGCCGTAGAGTACCAGGTCAGTCCGGCAGCCATCTCCAACCTGGTCGCAGGGAAGTCCTGGGTAGGTCTCACCCGAACCGCGAAGGGCATCGTGAGGCACGGGACCAAGCTCTCCCGTGAGGACCTCCAGGGGATTCTTCTGCGGCTGTCCAAGGGCGCGAAGCCTGCCCAGATCGCTGCTGACTACGGAGTGACCCGCCAGACCATCGCCAACATCAAGCGGGGTCGGGCATGGGCAGAGATCCCCCGACCGGACGTGGCGCCGGCACGCCCGGTCAGGAGGAAGGTCTGGGAGACCTAGAGGCTCTGCTGGAGGTACGCCAGCACGTCACTCGGGGGCGCACCGAACAACACCTGAATACGCTTCGCCGGAACCTTGCATGACGTGGTCCCCTGGATGACCGCCAGAGCCTTGACGATAGGCATGTTCAGGGCCGTCTCGTTCGCCTGGATGAACTGAGTCATCTTCTCGATGTGCCGGTCGTACACCCCAGGTAAGTTGCCAGCCTCCAGCCGAACCTGGAGAGCCAGGAGGATGGTCTTGGTCACCCGCTCCTCCAGGGAGCCCCCAGGGAGCCCACCATCGGCTTGCAACCCGGAGAGGTCCTCCAGAAGACGGCCCGTGTAGGACCATTCGGAGACCCCTGCCGCCAAGTTGTACACCTGCACCTGAGACTCGTGGGTGGGGATCGACTTGAATCCGGCGCTTGTCGTGGAGATTTTGACCCTCTCTCTCAGCACACCCCCTGAGGGCTGTTCCGGTGCATAGTAGCAACTGGACATCACCGGGGCGAAATCGAGGGAGGGCTCCTCCAGGAAACCGAAACCCTTACCCCGGGTGACCGACTGCCGAACAGCAGGGGCTCCATCTTGGAGTCCACCTCGAAGTTCTCCCCCACGACCTTGAACCGCCGGAGGGTGCCTCCCGTGGGCAGGGCGGCGACGTAGATCGCCTCCATTGGCTGGGTGCCCAGGCACTTGAACCGATGGGTGACTCGAACGAAGGAGCCCAGGGGGTAGGCCCTCCCGGTGACTTCCAGCTTCTGCATGGCGAGGTCGATGGCTCGCCCGGTACGGGTATCGATCAGGGTGTTGAGTGCGGTTTCCATATTCATCCTTCCTCGGAAGCATCGTTCCGGGTCACGGCGGCAACGAAGGGGACAAGGGCCTTGTCGATCTTGTGGCGCTCCCAGGGTGGGACGTTGGCCCGGATGAACACCGCCACGTTCTCCGTGGGCTGGCAGATGTGCCAGGTAACCATCGGAGGCAACGGGGTGGGGTTCCTCGGGTCCAACTGCTTCCGAATGGCGTCCAGGGCAAGCCCCTGCTTCTTCAATTCGGTAATGCGCCGCAAGGTCACCAAGTGCTGTGCCCCGTAGGTGGCCGAACAGCCAACCTTCAAGGGCGCCTGCACCAGGCCCTGACTGATGTAGTAGCGGATGGTACGAGAACTGACCCCGGACTCCCTCTCCAGGGCCTCCAAGTTGTACTCGACCGTGTTGTTGGGCTCGCTCATGCCCCCATGTTACCCCAGGGGATCACACTGTCAAGATCAAAATCAACCATCGGGACAAATCGTCCCCGATGGCGTAGAGGGGGAGGCAAGCACGTCCCAAGGAGAACCATGCCATGTCCGTAAGCGCCCGAACCTTCCAGCTTCTCTACATCGTTCGTCAGCGGGCTCTGCTCGACAAGCCCACATCGTCCGACGACTTCGCCGAGTTCGTCCACACCCGTCGCAAGTCCGCCCCTGCTCTGTACTCGCAGGCGTACATCTCCCCCTCCGCCATCGAGGACAGCCTCCAGCGGATGACGACCGAGGGGCTGGTCATCCAGGTCGATGGGGTCTACAACCTGACCCCAATGGGTTCCCAGATGGCAGACATCCTCGACGGCATCGACGCCTGCACCGACAAGTTCCTCCTCGACTACAAGGAAGAGGTCACCCGAGGCGTCCTCAAGCAGCAGGCCCGTCTGGGAGGCAAGGCCCTCAACGTCCGAGAAATTGCCGGCATCGCCAACATCTCCCTCGACTCCGCCCGCCGGGGCCTTGTGGACCTCTACGCCAAGGGGGAGATCGTGGAGATCGCCTCCGGTCGGTCAAACGTCTACACCTTGGCAACCCCTCCGATGGAGCCAGTTGTCCAGGCACCCCAGACGGACGATGACGACGGAGTTCGAGCGGCACTCCGGACTCTGGCTGAGGATGAAGATGTGCCCATCTCCAAGGCCCCTGAGGAGGATACTGTGCCCCTGGGAGCCGTCCTTCAGGACGAAGGCCCCGACCACGAGCCCGAAGACGCCCCACCCCAAGCAGAGGAAGCCCCGCCCCAGACCGGCCACTGGCAGGCTCGCTGGGTCGTGGGTGAACCACCCAAGGCAGGACCTACCGTCTCCTTCGCCTCATGGGCACCCGACCAGGAAGCACCCGACCAGGAAGCACCCGAACCCGCCAAGGACCCGGAGGACCTCTGGGGGGCCGTCCCTCCCCGCATCCGTCAGAAGTACCTGGACGCGGCGAAGGTCACCGGATTGGGACTCAACGAGTTCCTGAACCTGCTCATCGAGAACGCCCGTGTACGGATGCGGCAAGTTGCCCTCTATCAGGGTGACCTGCCCGAGGACGCCCTACGGCACATCATCAGGACTGCCCGCTAGTGACCCCAGCCGGAGGCCGTCTGGTACTTCGGCTGCCCATCCCACTTGAACGCCCATGAATAGGATGTGAGCCGAACCATCGGGCGACCATCCGAGCCAGAGGTAACCTTCTTGTTGATGACCGGACCCGTGAACTTGTTGGACACGGGAACTATGTAGTCAGCCGACCCAGTGCTCCGGGTGACCTTCTTGTCGATCTCCCGCATCGCGACCATCGCCGGAGTGACCTTGACCACCTGGTAGTAGTCCACGCGGGTCTGGCCGTAGCCCCATGACGAAACGAAGATGTCCCCAACGATGACGGCTACCGCAGCCGTCCGGTAGGGCACGTAATCCACCTTCCCCAGAGCCTTCATGACCGTGTTCTCTACGGTGTAGTCACTGAGAGCCATGTCCAGAAGACTTGACACCGGACCCTTGGTCTTCACGCTGAAGAAAATGGAACCGGACTCAGCATGTTCCGAGATGGACACCACATGCCGGATGGGGAAACTTGCGGACCAGACAGCTTGCTCCGGCTGAACATGCAGGACACCAGTCAGGAGGAAGTCCCCGCTGTGCGCCGAGTTCCCCAGGTCACGAGCCTCGTACTCCTTGACCGACAGGTTCTTTGCCCCCTCCACAGCAACCCAGTAGAGAGCCTTCTTCTTGTCCCCAGCGGTCATCTGAAGGGCCGTCTTCTGGCACAGGTACGCCGCCGCCATCTTCTCGATGGTCTTCAGCTTGGCATAGTAGTTGGGGTCTTCGGTCAAGTGGTCCATCGCAATCTCCGTGGCGATCTCCGGGTTGTTGGTGTGCTCCATTTTGATCCCCTGAGCCAAGGCTTCCGGGTCGAAGTCCTCTGGAACCTTGTCGTCTGCGAGCCCCCCAGGCATACGGTCAGTACACATAGTCGCACCTAGAACTTGAGGTCCATCCCGAGACGGAACCCATTTCGGGCATGAGGTACGGCGCAGCACTTGCCCACCACCAGGGGGGCTGTAACGCCGACCATGTTCAACCGGGCATCAGAGTCATTGCAGAGGAACCCGTTCTCACTGACCTTCAGGTCCTCGTTCAGGTTGTAGGTGATGAACGCCCCAGGTGTTCGGGCACCCCCTGCGTCGATGGGGACCGTCTCAAACACGAGGAACAGCATCCGACCACCACCTGCCGTTACCGTGATGGTCGAAGCCCCATAGACCGACCCCTGCACATCCCGAAGCTGTACGCCCGTGAAGTTGTTGACCGCTCCCCAGTTCTCCCCAGGGTCGTAGTTCTCAGAGGGAAACCCGATGAACCCAGTAGCCTCGTTCCCATCGGAGGCTTCCACGACGTACTCGTCCACGTCGTTACCCGGATCGATGTAGCGGACCCACAAGCCACCCCGCCATCCCGTCCGACGAAGAAGCGGACCTGCCTTGCAGGAGAACTTGTCGCCGTTGATCTGGAAGATCACGTCATCCATCATGTTGCTTGTGATCTGACCCATCTAGCGACCGCTCCTCCCGAGAGGCTTCCACCCTACCTGGGAATATCGACTAGAAAACGACAACCCCAGGGCTCAATCCTGGGAGGTCGCCCGTAGTAGGGACACGAGGGAAGATACCGAACCAGACGGAGGACAAGATGCGCTAGGATAATCCAGGACGTAACACCTAAGTATCAGAAGCTAGACCTGAAAACAACCGTCGAAGGAGGTCCACCACACCCTTGAATGATCGTCACCCCTGGGCCTGCGGTCGTGAGCCGCTGACAGAGCCCAGAACCCGTTGCGTGTCTCTCCACGCTGGAACACGGGCTGGGGAACCAAAGAGGGCACAGTGCCGGGCCTACCCAAGGCAGCAGGTGGGACCGGGAAGAGGGTCGTACTCCGGCACCTTCGGCACTGTGGCACTGTGAGGACCAAGCACCCCACAGCCCCTGGAAGGGGGCTAGATACCAGGGATGGGTCACCTACCCCGGGGTCGCAGGGCTTGAACCCCCTGTTCTGGGTCCCATGGACACGGGGGCTTAGAACAGAGGGCTCAACGGAACACCACTGGCGGGGCCGCTCCTACCGCAAGGGCGGCAAGGCGGTCCGGGACCTCCGGGCCGCCGCCCACGCCAAGACGGAGTGAACTCCCTCCCCAGAGCGTAGTAGTGACAAGGGGGACGACGCCCCGGCTCCGCAAGGGCCAACGGTCGGGCCAGGGACGGTCACCTTACTGACGGACCTGGGACTTCCCTCCGCTAGGAGGTGGGAAGGCGGCGGTTGGATCTAGTGAGGGGGACGGCGCCACACAGTCGGATGGGGGTGGACCTTGTAAGGGTTCACCCCTTAGCATTTAGGGGCTGACCCCCACAGGCCGATCTCCCGCAACCGACCCCTCAGGTACATCACGTCCGTGTAGGGCTCGTCATACCGGATGGTCAGCACCTTGAACCCCAACTCCAAGGCTTGCTCCTGCTTGACACGGTCCCGCGTCTGCAACGCCTCGAAGATGTATCGGGCCTTGTGCCAGTAGGGGATGTAGACAAAGTGCTGCTTGCCATGCACCTCTACCAGCAGGTTGTGCCCCGAGAAGTACCCATCGAAGTACAGGCGATAACCCGTCAAAGGGTTGAAGATCCGCAGGTCCGACCACTCCCATTCATAGGCTTCACCCAGGATCTCTGCCAACGCATCCAGCACCCGCTTCTGGAACGCCAGCCGATTCCGAGTAGGCAGGTTGTTCTCCTTGCAGTACCGAAGCACCGTCAACCCAGAGCACCCCAGCGTGTCTGCCGCCAAGGCAACCTGCACCCTTCCCTTGTCATCCTTGAACGGGGACAAGTCCTGGAGGGTGAGGTTCAACTTGTTCGCTGAAGGTTGAAACTGATAAGCCCCAGACACGAACCAGGGAGCCTCATGGTACAACCCCTTGTATCCTGCCACACCCAGGTTTGCATGAACTGCCAGCTGGTGCCCTGTGTCAAGCATTATTGGTAAGTGCTTGACATTACTGGGTTATAGGCTGCTCCGGAGGTGGAATGTCAAAAGCAAGTACAAAAGCGGGAACACGGGCTGGTAGAAGGCTTCGACGTTCGCCACGGTCGGGTCTTCCGGGTCCACCGTTGCCTTGACGCCCGTGTAGATGGCGATGATCTCCTGCTTGACCAGGGTCTGCAACAGCCGAGCGAGGCGTCCCTCCACCTGGGAGAGGATGCCGGGCAGGAACTTGATGCCGATGAACTGGTCGAGGGTCTCACGGCTCTGCTGCTGGACGTGGTCGGCGATGAGCCGCACGGTCGGCGTCTTCGTCAGGATGTTGGTCATGTCGGTCGTGAGACCGTGACGCACCGAGATGAAGGGAGGCTTGTCCTCCAGGACCGTGATGCCCTTGACCGCCAGCAGGTTCTGCTGGACCGCATCGAGGATGCGAGCGAGTTGCGTGGGTCCGACGAGCTTGCGACGGGTCCACGGGGTTGCCACGTCCACGTTGGGGGAGACCACGGAGCCCGTGAGCATCGCTGCCAGCATGGGTCCGTCGATGAGGTACTCCTTGGTCGTCCCGTTCGTGTCCTCAATGTTCATCAAGGCGATGTCGGGGTAGACCAGACGCATCCGGTCGCTGGAGAGCGTCTGAGCCAGGGTCTTCGCCTGTTCTTCGGTCGTCCCCGCTGCCACGCCGAGGATGGAGGTACGCTCTGCCCGGTAGCGGATGGACGACTGGATGTCGTTCGACCGCTTGAGCAGTTGGTACATCTGCGTAGAGTCGCCACGGAGGGGGGTGATCATGTCGGGACGGATGTTGCCCGGCAGGACCCCTTCCAGTTCCGTGATGGCGTTGACGTAGGTGTTCACGTCGGCGTAGATGCTGCCCTCGGCACGAGGCACCTGCTTCAGACCCACCAGGACCGCCCCATTGGTGATGGCGAGGTACGCCGCCAGGGTGAGGGGGTTGTCCGGGTGAATGGGTCCGAAAGCCGCCTCGATGGAGGACATCTTCGTGAAGAACTGCGTTGTGAAGCTGTCCTTCTGGTAGACGTAGCTGGCGTAGTACACGTCCCCGATGGCGGGCTCCTCACCCCCACGCGGGTAGGTGGTCACGAGTGCCGTGTCCCCAATCGTAACCCCCGCCGTGTTGGCGACGAGCAGTTCCACACCCGGGAGGGTGCGGATGGGGATGTTGGCGTTGGTCGTGACCGCCTCCGCCACGTCGAACCGCAGGGTCGCGGCTGCCGGGTAGGAGATCCAGGGTCCGAGCGAGTTGTTGTGCCAACCACGCGGGAGGAGGGTGAAGGTCAGGCCCGTCACCTCATCCCGGTAGGTCTGCCCGATCCGCCCGTCCTGACCCGTGCCGGAGTTGAGCAGCGAGGTGTTCGATGAACCCGTCCCGTCCGACTTGTTCGAGGTGACGTAGAAGCCGTTGATGGCGGCATCCCCGACCGAGCCGTTGTTGGTGAGTTCATCGATCCCCGTCCCGACGAAGAGCCACGACTTGGTAGTGGCGTCCTTCAGGACGATGCTGGAACCCGTGCCGTAGTCCGAGGTGGCAGGGCCCGCCGAGGCGATGTGGAGGTACTTCCGACCCGAAGAATCGGCGATGACCTTTGCCACTGCCTGGGCAGCGAACTCCTGGGCTGCCACACCGATGGAGGTGAAGTCCTCCAGGAAGGCGGCAACCGTGGAAGCACGATCAGAGTTCAGTGCCGAAGCCAGAAGCTCCGCCGAGACCAGGGTCCGGGCTGCCACGGTGCCTTCGGTGAACCCGAGAACGGCATTGGCAGAACCGTTGCCGATGACGACCTGGCTGGCCTCCTTGTAGGTCGGACTAGTGATGCGGATGCCCGCACCATCACCCCGTACCAGGAGGGCTGCCTGAACGGCTGCCAGGTCTCCGAAGGGGGCTCCCGGGAGGTTCGCCAGAGCCGTCTGGATCTGGAGAATGACCCGGTCGCCTGCCGCTGCTGCCACACCCAGGATGTTCGTGGTCCCCGTGTCCGAGGACACGAAGGTCACCTCGCAGGAGTAGCCGTCGAGGGAGAACTTGAACTTATTGTTGGCGGGCTGCGCCCCGGTGCCGTCGTAGAAGACGATCTCGGGCTCGCCGTTGGTGTCCGTGCCCCCACCGAAGCCGGTGTAGGCAACCAGGGTCGCTGAAGCCACGGTCCCCTTGTAGCCTGCCTCACCGTACTCCGCGTTGGCGATGCCCATCTTGGTGTTGCCGGTGCCCGCACCGATGACGAGGGCGCACTGGTCGAAGCTGTTGTTGCCAGCCATCGCCAGTCCACCGGGATGGATGCGGTTGCGGAGGATGAGCCGGTCGTGCAGGAGCTTGGCGTTCTGGGTGATCGTGTACCGCTTGGCGACCATGCCCACGTTGAGCTTGGCCTGCCGAGTCGTGACCGAAGTTCCCGTGTCGAACCCTGCGAGCACCGCGAGGCTGTCCGCATCGGTGACGCCCGTAGAGTTGAAACTGAGGTGCCCTGCGGACGACGTGCCCGGAAGCTGGAGGAACACCTGGAGGCGTCCGTCCCCGTCTGCCGAGAAGATGAAGTCCAGACCGCCAAGGGTGGGGTCTCCGGCGATTGCCAGAGCGATGGGGCTCCCCGCCGTGGGCACCGTCAAGATGTTGTTCCCGGCAACGCCACGGAAGGCAGTGTTGAGGGCTGAAGCCAGTGCCGTGGCATTGGCGTAGGTAGCGGCTGCGACCGTCCCCGTGAGAGCCGTCGATGCCACGGTGTCCGTCGCCACGAGGACCTTCAGGGTACGGAACCCCACACCCAGATCCACGGGACCGTTGAACCGGGTGGCACCCTTGTAGAGAGCCACGGTCGCCGGGTTGTAGATGCGGTACGGGTCGAGTGCGATGAAGGCATTGACCCCGTCGATGGCTCCCGTCAAGGTAGCCAACCCCGTAGCCCCGTCGTAGGACAGCACCTTGCCGATGGAACCCGTCGTGATCGTCCCAGCGCCCTCGCCGACGACCACGTACCAGTCCTTGTAGTAGTCGGTGATACTGCTACGGACAGCCCCCAGCTTGAGCACCGTCGTGCTCAAACCGGCATCCGCCACCACCGCCCCCAGGTGACCATCCGCCGCCTCGTTGATGCGAGTCACGTAGTCCGCGACAGTGACCGTTCCGGCTACGACCGTGGCGGTGACTTCGACACCATCAAGGTTCAGGATGATCTGCTCGTTGCCGGAGAGGAAGTCGGCTGACACGAAGCTCGCGTTGTTCGGGTACACCACCTCTTCGCCGACGAAGTGGGCCATGATGCCCGTGCCGCCGAGGGAGATGTTGTCCAGGTCTGTCCCAGCGACGGGGAGAACCGTGTCCCCGTTGATGGTCATGGCGACCAGGTCCGACTCCCCCTGAATGAAGGCGTAGGGAGCAGGACCCGCAACCGTGTACTTCGCCGGGGTGTCCTCGGTGTTGGCGAACGTCAGGGTGACGATCTCCTCGACCGGACCCGTGAAGCCTGTACCCGACCCACCCTCAAAGTGAAGATCCGGGGTGAGTTCAGAACCCGAGGGGAACTCGACGGTGATGCCCGTGAGTCCTGCCGACTTGGTGGCAGGGTTGAACGTCGGGGTGTAGAGGGGGTTGCCATCCGAGTCCTGGACCGTGTACTTGCCCACGCCGCTGATCCCAGCGAGTGTGCAGGTCAGGGTGTACTCCATGTCCTGGATGAGGTTGTAGTAGAAGCTCGCGTAGACCGTGGCTCCCACCGGGACTTCATCCGCCAGGGTGATGACCGAGCCCTCAACCTTGACCACCGTGACCGGACCACGCTTCAGGGCGTCGTCCACGGAGAAACCCCAGTACGCCTTGACCACGTCGGGGCGGTTGACCGGCAGCCCGATGCGGCTGTTGGATACGCTCTGGAACAGGCTCTG